TATTCAACCTGTTGTTTTTTCAAAACTACAAAATCTTTTATAAAGTTTAAAACAGGAAGACTAGCCTCACCCGACCAACAAACATGTGACACACCGCTACCACGGATACAGATAGAATCTCGCGGAAAGAGTGTCGAAATTAGAGCAATGATTTCAAAATTCTTTTGTGCAATCGTAACACTAATTGTCCAGTAGTTTCTACGTTTGTCATATGAAGCACATACACAACCCTCACCGTCAAAAAATCCAGCCAACCATTGTGATGTTATTTGTTCTTTCGTAAAGGACATGGCATTGACCCTCCTCGGATCGTGTCTTACGACAGCTAGTTGCCTTTATGACGATATAGAATCTACGTCATCGGATTGGTTTTCTTTTAGAATTTCCGCGATGCGAAGTTCTTCGTCTCCGCTAAAAGAGAGCTTGTCCTGTATAATAATTGGACGTTGCCAAGCGATTGTGTTGTCTACGCAGGTGGGGCATAGAATTAAACCCAACTGCTTCTTTAACTCCGTTACACGATAAGTATAACCACAGCGGTCGCAGTCGTGGAATGGTGCTATACCACGACCGCTGTGCGAAGTTTGAGGCATAAAACCCCCTCTCTTGGCTAGATAAGGGTCATTACCCCCTACGGCCCATTCGAGCCCCAGGTTCCCATCCATGTTGTCGCTCCAAACGCAAAGCGCATCCTGGAGAGTTGCTTGATACTGAAAGTATCGAAGTCGTCCGAGAAATCTTCATCAAGCTCCTTACGAACTAAGAACTTGAGCCAGTGTCCTTCTTTCTCAGTGACGGCGAACCATGCTGACGCAGAAGTGAGATAATGCGATACGAAGTACTGCAAGTCTTCTTTAATCAAGGCGTTGATCTCGTTATCAGCAGTATAAGGCTTGTGTGGAGATCCAAGAACTTCTCTTGCAATCCACTTCAGTTCAGGTGGGATGATGAGATACCGCGGCTTGATCGAAATCGGCAAGCCTTGACTGTCAACAAGCCGTTCAAACATATTCACCATCAACTGAATAGCTGTGAACGAAATATCAACGTCCGTCGCAGGACGATTCGGGTAAGTACCAGCGGCGCTGATAATGTTCCCCAAACCAGGCCCGTACGAAGTTGCGGCTGTGCCACCGAGAAGCGGATGTTGGTTGTTAAAGATCGAAACTCCATCGGCAGTAACTTGCGTGGTGAAGCCTAGATTAAAGAGATTCCAGGCATTCTGCTCTTTAGTAAAGTGCGCAGAGCGCGCAATCGCTTTCGGAACTTGCATGATAATGCCGTATTGATCATCTTCATACAGTTCGAAAGAGCTTCGCACGCCAAGCGCATAGGTGAAATTGATATAACGCTTCGTTCCACCCTGCACCGCATCTTGATAAATCGTCGCCTCAGCCTCAGGCTTCAGCGGCATAGGTGGAAGACCAGAGAACTCTACTTCGTCCTCGAAGGCCTTATCGGAAGGTTCAACGTGAAGAATATGACTAAATTCTTCTTCTCGTTGGAGAGTGTCTACCCAATGGACGAACTCTCCGTGGAGACCAGGAGCCTGTAACTGACTGAATTGTCCTCTGACCATGGTCACTTTGCTACCCTCCGGGGAGAGTCATTCATTGCCGTAACTTCTTCAGCAATTCTCTCCCTCTCTAGTTTATTTTGTTCAGATACATCGTGACCACGTTCACCAGTGAGTTCTGCCATACGAATGCCAAGCAAAACTCTTTCTTTCTTAATGATCACATGATCCTTGATAAACTCAAGAATCGGCTTGGCAGATTTCCCAGACCAGGAAACCTGATAAAGTTTCTTGTGTTCTCTCTTACCGTTTACTGGATAAGGACCGCATCCAGAGAACTGAAGACCAACTAGAGTAAGAGAACGAAGATCAGAATTAGTAATACTCACGCAAAGTCTTGTATAACGATGCGAGTCACAAGCCTTTACATGAACCGAACCTTCGCCATCGAAGAAACCGGCCAACCACTGTGGGGTAAATCTTGCAGCGGATTCAAGTATTTCGTTGTATTCCATACTTGTCTCCTTATAGCAATGCCTGGAACGCGGCAGGTATAAGAACAAAATATACACCGCGAGGCACGGCAGCTTGATCGTTAGGGTCCAATTTCGTAATAGTGGCGACTTTGTTAACGCCGACTGCGGTCTTGTCCAGGAACCAGTGATTATCTGCGTCTTTGGTAAGACCAACGGTCGTACCAATATCGGTAATTAAGGCAGTTTGAGCAGGCCCGACCTGACCCAAAAAGACAGTATCCTGAGTCGCAACTTCGAACCCAGTATTACCGTCGTTGAAGAAAGGTCTAGCTATATTAACGGCAGCAGCTTGATTCGGTACAGAACCGAAGGTTTGCTGCTGTGCGACACCACTAGCTGCCAGATTCGCCGCTTGCTCTTTGGAGAATCCAGCGAGAGGCACCGCGGTAGTCGCAGGCGAGACAACGGCGAGAAGAAAGCCCGTTGCGTCTACGAATACCGGGGTACCAGGTAGAAACGTCTGTCCAGCCTTCTCAGCCATCCTTCGGACACGAGGTTGGTTTCCTGAGACGGACTGAACACTGTGTATTTCAATGCTAGCCAACTAATCCTCCTTTGTCCTTTCGGACGGTAGTTTGTCATCTTCCGCCATAAAATTAGGGTCAGCGGTTTTATCCGATGATCCTGGACGGAAAGCCTGTAGTTTCGATGCGAGGGTGCGACCCACGTCACGCGGGACGCCTGCTTGAGTAACTGCTTTGGCGAGTTCTTTGCGACCGGTTTGTAGCTGACGATCAGGCGCTAAGCGAGCGATGCTGCGTTCCCAGTTATACTTCAAAGCGCCTTCGTATTGCTTACGATCAATTTTCATCAAGATCAAATCGCCTCGTATGATCTTACCATCCTTGATAAGATTAGCCATCAAAGGCTTCCCATCGGGCATTACGACTTCCGCTGGAGAAACAGGCACAAAGCCAGCGTAGATCATTTCGTCGAGACGCTGTGTCGAACCTTGAACTCCAACTGCACGATTAACCCAGCGAAGCGAGATACCAGGATTTCGCGGCTTCACATTCACGAAATCAGGTAACTGAAGCGGGCGTGCTTCAATACCTGGAAACGGGTCCCCGTAGGGAGTATCGTGCTGTTGATTAATCATGCTCATTTGAATTCTCCTAGACGTTCACGAACGTCATCTTATCCTTTGTTTTCTGATATGCTTCGGGTGTAACACCCTTGCCGTAGCGAGCTTGTTTCTTGATGACTTCTTCTTCCATTGTCGTAAGTTTATCAGATTTTTTCTCGTCGCCAGGAAGCCTATCCTGATTCGTTGAGACAGACTCAACGAATGTCTGAGGCTCGGCCATCAATTCGTTGAAGTGTTTGCCTTTAATGTAATCAAAGAGATTGATCCAAGTCTGCATATTACCTTTTACATGCAGAGCGACTTCTGAGGCAGCTTTGTCAATCTCTCCAGACCACTTGTCCCAGAGACGAGACATAGATATCTTACCACCAGGAGTGGTGACAAATTGTCCCTGAAGAGATTGCTTCGCAAGAAGCATCGCGCTATTCGCTGCGGCTTGTAAAGCCACTTGAGCCACAGGCTGCATTCCATCAACAAGACGTTCTGTAAAGGCTTTGTTCTCGTCGTCGATAAAAGAAGTATAAACTCTTTCTTCGGTCTGCTGGCGAGTAGGTTTCTTAGCGTTAGCTTCGAGTTCATCAAGCGTGCGCTTGGTTTCGTTGAACTTACCGTCTAACTGGGACAAATTAGTTTTGACGGTAGAAAGCTCTGTTTTCGAGTTAGCGAGATCCTCGGTGAGTTTCTTGTTATTCAAAACCTGTTCACGGATTTGTGCAGGTGTCAGACCTAGATCCTTTAGTTCATCGGGTATTTCTTCTTTTTTAGTTCCCCAGGGCATTTGGTTTCTCCTTTTCTATTTCTATCTTCCGCATTTTACCGCTAGATACGCCTTTGATATAAGTATCCACTTCGTCACGAAGTCCGAGCAGAGTATCCAGAACTTTGAGAGCACCTTGAAAGCGATATATCTCCACGGTATCGTGAGAAGTACCGAGCTTATCGAAGATTTCTTTTCGATAATCTCTAAGAAACTCATTGAAGCATTCCGCTGCCTCCTCCTGGAGCCATCCCCGGAATTTGTGGGCCTGCACCAGGAGCTTGTCCAGTTTGTTGGCCACCTTGACCTCCTAACTGCGGTTCTGGTACTAGAAGATCAACGTCCTCCTGATCGAAGTTACGAAGTACGTTCTTCATAACTATGTTAGAGGCTTTGATAACCTGAGCGAGATAAACTTTTACTTCTGGAGGCGTCATCATGCTAGATGTTTGATTAATCAGGTTAGCGATACCCATATAATGCTGACGCATTAGGTTAACCAACAAGAAAAGATTCTGCTTCTCGACTTCTTTATTAACAGACGCCGTAGATGAGTAAATCGGAAGTCCGATCCTAGCGGATTTCACAGCCTCCAATGCTTTCGTTATTTTCGACGCCTTCTCTCCAAACATCTCAAGAAGAGAAGAACGAACACCGAACTTAGCATAATCAGCAAGAAGAATTCTACCGAGTTTGGTGTGAGCATATCGGAGATCCGATATATTAAGATCAGTTCTTCTATTACCTTCTTGCATTACGGATAAAGTGCCCATAGCGGTATAAATCCCCCGCTTACCCTGGGACCCGGCCCCCGCCCCTTGCATTGGAGGACTTATTCCAGCTCGTCGCTCGGCAAGTTCGAGAGAGAATCTTTCATCGTCGATAGTCTGCTGTGATATATCTCCAGCCTGTAAGGATTCAATTTCGTCCTTCTCCGCCGGAACACACGCAGAAGGATAGATGCGATATCCTGCGTGGAGCTTAGAATCAGGAGAAACGCGCCACACGCGAGTGTTAGCGATAGTACGATTATCGAGACGTTGATTATGCTGTTCAGAAATCTCCTCCTGAAAAGCCCACATGGTTTCACAGAAGCCATATCCGTAAATCATATCATCGCGGTAGAAAAGGCGTGCTAAAGCAAACGGCAGTATCGTATGCGTATCGTAGATAGCACGCATTAAAGTATCAGAGTTCTTGTGATACGTGGCGATTATTGCAGGCTTATACTTACCATCAGGAGTAGGCCAGTTTAGCCAACATTCGTAGAGATCCCATTCTTTGTAACCATAGGTACCCGTCGTCTTGGCTCCGAGAGTCTCTTCATTCATTAACTGAGGATAAGCAGGAGAGGTCCGATCAGGACGAGATAGAATAGAATCGACTCTCAAAGGATCATAAATCTTGAAGAATCGCCGTTCTTCAAGTTCACTTTTAATCATTACACGTTTATGAATCCGAATATCAGCAGATTCGAGAGACTTAGCTCCAGGAGGAATCAAGAAGTGTTCAAAAGCTATCTTCTCAGGACGTGGGCCTTCATACGCAGTTTCACGCATGAAAGCGACTTCCTTTCTACCAGAGCCATCTCCTTCAGATTCTACGAGTTCATCTCGATAGCGAATTTCATGCGGGCATTTTAGAACGGACGTACCGTATTTGATACCTTCACCAAACCATTCGTGGTAGACTCTGTAAAGATCCAACTCCGTTGGTTCAATTCCAACATACTCCATAAACTCTTCGAGTCCCGTCCGAACGGAGTCATCAATATCTTTATGAGAACCAAAAATTTTAGCAACCCAAGGAGGTCTTGTCTTCAATACCGCCGACATAACACGAGCAAGTAAGGTGTCACTGAAAGTAGCAATAATAGGAACAACCAGATTTGAAGCGTTATAGAATGGGAACTCACGGGTTTTCTCCCTAGGCGTGGCCTCATACGCCTTGCGCCATTTAACGATCTTAGTTTCATGAAGTTCGCGGAGACCGTCTTCGAGCGCCAGAATACGCATTTTCAAATGCACCTTTAGCTTCGACTCGGCGTCGTTAGACAGCTTAACAGGGATGAAGTTTCTATCAGGCATTAAAGAGCCAAAAGAGCTTTGATATCTTCCTTGTTCTGCAAATCCTGTGCATCTGCCAAAGCAACCAACTGCTCAGGAGTTAGTCCTGCCTGTCCTTTGACAGACTTAACGAATTTGATTACTTCATCAAGGATAGTCAAGCCTAGCATAACTGTAACATTAGGATCCATTTACTTTCCTTTCGCGCTCTGAACTGCGAGAGCCAATCCGTTAATAGTCGTATCAACAGCTTTAAGAATCGCCGAAACACTCGGATCATTCATAACTTGGGGGGTAATTTGAGCACAACGAACGAAGGAATCTGCGATTGGTAGAAAAGACTGTTTTACAGTTTGACCAGAGTTGTGAGTGTTTACTACAGCTTGACGAAAAACTGTGTTACAGTTAGTAACAGTATCAAGAATACCAGCGACGGTGGCTTTCTTTTTGTCATCTATAGTACCAGCACTATAGTAAGTGGCTGTGATCTTAATAGCAGAACTAACAGCCTGAGAAACATCGGCTGAGCCTTGTAAAGCCGCTTTATAGGGGTCCTGCGGACACCCACTAAGTAGTAGGAGGAGCGGGAGGAGCAGAAGTATCGTTCGTCGTTTTGCCATTTGTTACCACCTTTTGATAAGAAGGATAAAGTTTCATTGTTATACTACGAAGATTAAGAGCGCCAACGGTGCCTACAAAAACAACGAGAATTCTATAGATTACTTGAAAACGCGGAGCAAAGGAGAATACTTCGTAGGGAGGGAGAACAGAGCCTATAAGTGAGCAAACAAGAACAACACCAGCGATAATATCAAAATAATGATGTGATGGCATCATCGTGCTCCTATCGAGTAGGGCAGATTTATCTTACGTGCCCAAGCTGCGTTCTGCATCTTCCACTTCTGACCCTCTACCCAGGACTGTGGTAGTCGTAGCATCTGTGGGACGTAGGCCAAGGCATCGAGTAAGTCCACGAATCTGCCACGAGGAAAAGAAGTGAATTCACCCTTAAAATCTTGAAACCTACGCTGAGTGTAAAACTTATTAGATTCAAAGATGGGAGAAAGTACGTTTCGGATTCTCCACTCTTTCTTTCGAGTGATAGTACCGTCAGGGGCATCGACTTCACCTTTAAGCTCAATGAGACGAAGGTTACGATTCTCCAGTCTATTTCGATAATTGATGTGATAAGCGAGGTACTTCTGAGCCGCAACAGTCTCGATACCGAGCTTACGCATGTTCCATTTAGCAGCTATTTCATAGAGCTTTGCGATGTATTTATCGGACTCACAGGCTTCGGCCCAACAGTCAAGCAGGTAATAACGGCCATCAGACGAAAGGCCAACGACGTTGATAGCGTGACGGCAGCGGCCTTCAGCGCCGCTATGATTTGGGTCAGTGACCATGCACACTGATAAATGAGATACTTTAATATCCTTAACGATAACGCCATCGACGACTTCGTGTCGAATAATTTCTTCATCGTTCTCACCTTTGAAAATAGAGAAATGTCGGAGATCGGATTCTTTGAAGGCAGCGTTTTCAGGGGAAGCGGGGTTATTTAGAAACTGACAGCTAAACTGATACGCGCCTAAACGCTCACGCCAACGAGCGAGCTTCTCAGCGGAGAACTCTTCTGGAAAAATCGGAGTATCTATCGGATGTGTAGCACAGCAACCACCCATTGCGGAGTGAGTTTGAAAGGAGAACCAAGGAGCGTTCTCTCTTATCCAGCTATTAAGATCGTAGTAACCCCATCGGTTTCCAACTACTAACTCATCGTTATCTTCAAGAGCATCTTCGTTTTCAAAAGCGCCGACCATGAGTTGATGACACTCAATAGCCTTGTCCATAATGGACGGAGATTCGATGGCTTTGCGTCCTACCAAGTCATCCTGAACCACTAATCCATTATAGTGCCTAGACTGGAGGGCACCTCCGACGCCAAGAAAATCGAAGGTGCCTTCCCCATGTCCCCCCAGTGACTTACATTGTGTCGGCAGCCTGTGGCACTTGGAGATGTTGGACCATATTTCAGAGGAGGTGGGAATTAATTCAGGGAAGATATTACGATATACTTGGTTGGATTCGTAGTGAAAGTCAATTTTTCTCCCAAGCTTACCAGCATTGGTGATGTTCTCAGAGACCAGTAAATTGCGGGCTTCTGGTCTGTGTATCTCTTGCTGCCATCGAATAAACTCAGGAGGGTAACCAAGTCTTTGAAACTCTCGTAGATCCTCATCTGAGCAGAAGAGAACGCGCCACATTGGAAGACCTTCGCCGCAGATAGTGGATTTGAAGTGGTCGCGTGGGATTTCATAAACGTCCTTCACATGCCGACGTTCGAGGGATTGACATAAAGGCTTGTGTAATGCTTCAGTGAGGCGTCTACGACGGAGGGTGATCTTGATAAAAAAGTACAGACTGCCAAGACTATTAAGGCGCATCGCTTTGCGCCAAGCCTCACCAGTCAAGCCGACTATTGGAAGTGGCTTGAAGGTGGAATCAAACTCAAATACTTTAGAATCTTTATTAAGCTGTTCTAAAGTTTCCAATTACTCCAGTCTTTCTTCTTGGCTAGAAGAATAGGGTTTCTTAGGGATGAAGAATCTGAGTATAGAATTCTGAAACCAGTACTCCTGTGTAATATCATTAAAAATTTCCCAGATCCTAAGACGCATGTTATCGTCTAGCTTACCTCCGAAAATCCTTGCTACAACAGTATTCAAGAGTGTTACCTGTTTATGACAGTTAAAACAGACAGGGACGGTAGGGGATGAATATACAATATGATGCTTTTGTATATTCACCTGACTACCACAGCGAACACATGGCTCGTCCGATTTCATCACATATTCACATTACAGTGTTGCAAACTCTCATGCGCCTTCTCCGTACCGCAGGTACACGGATGTTTACTGCAAGTGCATTTGACAGTATGAAAGCCATGAGCTGCGCCTCTGAACTTCCCGGAGGGGCGACGCGCCATCCTGCCGCTATTTACTTTCGAGGCATTTTCGTCTTCATGCGAAGCAAATTCGATTGTGGAAGGATACTTCCCACTCCGTGGGTCATGGACAGATCCAGTGGACGCAGTTCGCGCATCCTTCGGCTTTACTTCTTTCGCATCGTCGTAGCGCGCGCTGTCGGAGGATGGCATAGCTAGACTCCGTTTCTGTTCACAGAGTGAACACTAATTATTGCACTCTCTTCGATCCGTTAATCTCATTTACGACTTTATCGGCTTCCTTCGAAACAACATCTATAACCCCATCGGGCAGTCTAACGGCATCGACAGGAAGCTCGGAGGGCTTGCTCCGCTGGGCGACACGATCAGGGTCTCTGTCGAGTAATTCTAGCGAAGCTGCAAGCGCCGTCTTCAAGTCTCTGCGTTGATTCGCCACTTCTATAACAGTACGCAGCGCAGCCGGCACAGCTCCTCTAACTTCGTTACGAAGTGTCTCGACATTCCCTGCTATCGCCCGGTCCATTGCCGATAGTGTACCATCGAAGATCGCTTCTTCTACTTCTTTGTATTCAGGAAGATTAATGAGATAATGAAAAGCGGGGGGTGTTATGCCTTCGCGGAGCTGGATAACTTGATCTTTTATACCCGCTACGCGCATACGGGCGACCCGTTGGATGCGAAGCCGAAGTTGACTCGAAACCCCGCCCGGGCGCCCCGGCCCCCCAACTGCTTGATGATTCCCCTGTCCATTATTAATCGGGCTGTTATCTGGGAATGGCGAGTCCAACTCCGCTACCATCCCCGAAGGACTTCCATTAGGAACGTGGATTTTCATACACCCTTCCTGAAAGGGAATACTAGCATAGCTTGTCGTCTTTGTCAAGTTTCAAGAGTCAATAAGTCTAGTGAAATCAGTAATTTGCCCTATTAAAAATTCTTCACGCGAATTAGCGTTCACACGCTGAACAGTAAATCCGTGGTCCAAAACCTGGTATAGGCTACGCCTGCCAAAATAGAAAAATTAGGCGCCTGTAGGGCCGGTTTGAAAAAACCGAAAAAATTTTTCGCGAACACTCCGTCCGCCCAGCGAAAATCCCGTTTTTGTGCCTCACGTCGCGTGCGGACACTATAGATGAGTACTAGCAGAATATCTACACGATAATATCCGTATTATGCGGATTGCGTGTTGATAATGCTGATGTACATATCAATCGTGTCTCTTGTGGAGGTGTTACATGCAAGAGAAACGTCTATACTCTTTATTCGAGAAACGAGACGGCAAGTGGGTACGAATCACGACACTTGCATTAAAGAAGTCCGCTGCCGTTCGCTTCTTTCAAGATGCTCTACTCGCTCCGTTCTTCGGACGCGCCGAGTATATCAGAGAATTAAGAGTTGTGCGGGAGTAACACCCGCACAAGGGACACGATAACTCCGTTTGTCTTGCGATGCTCTCCATTTCATTCGAGCATCACCAAGGAGAAACACGCTATGGCAAACGAAATGTTCACAACTCGGTCAGGAAAGCAAGTGCCTGTTCCGGTCGTAACACTCCCAGCGACGGAGGTTGTATCACTCCTTCGGCTGCAAGAGGACTTTATTAGACGTGGGGAACACCTCTCCATGCTTGGAGTCCTTCTGGATGTTCTCGACAAAGGCCGACGGCAAGTCCGTAATCAATGGAAAAACGGGGATTTGTCGAAGAACCGACGGGACTTCGCGAAGGCAGTGGCGCCGTATATGGTGAATCCAGCCAAGTACGCGGTGGATATTGCGCAGCTTGCGAAGCAATACGGATTAATTAACGGTAACACCGTTGATCTATCTGACCCGACGGCGGAATCGGATGATCAAGAACCGGAGACTGAACCGGCTCCTGAGCACAAGTCTGATTCTGAACCTGAACTAACCGAGTCCGAACTGGAGAAAGCAACCGCACCTGAAGGTGTTGCTTAACTCCGCGAGGCGGAGAGCCTCGCTAGGCGAACGGAGTTTAGAAAGGATTATTATGAAATGGACCATCTGGCTATTCGTAGCCGATAATCCCTTTTCATCTATTCCGTCAGCTACGTTTGAGATAGTTCCAACGGAACAGATGAAAGGTATTCTAGCCGCTGCCATTAACTCGTTTCTTAATAACGAGTGGGGTAAGCCTGACAGTACTCGTTACTGGACATGCGGAGAGATACCTTATGTCGATTAATCTATCCAAAATCCTCCGTGACCTGTCGAACAAACAGGCCGCGGCGGACTCGCGTACACTGCCTACCCCACGGACAATCCGTGAGCCGTCCTCAACCGAGCGCAATGCGCCGTATTTACCTGTTAACTACGGTTTACTATTCTGTTGCCATTCTAAATCCTACTTCGATACCTGTCCGTCCTGCCGCAGAACTAGGAAAGACGCCCGCCGTCAATACGAAGTATTCTGTCTTAAGAACGGAATAGACGGATGATTGAAGAGAGCGAATAAAAAGCGAATGACTTATTGGAAGGGTGTGTGTGTTTTTAATCTCTCTTCTAAAAAATAAAAAAAATTTACTTCTTTTTCTAGAAGAGCTAGCTAGTACTACTCTCGTCAAGAAAAATAGCTACGCTAAGTCTGTGATTCTAAACGACTTAGCGACTAGTACTATTTGACAAGCCCTTCGGACTGTGTTAGCATGTAACGGTCGAGTTACTCAGTAGAGACGGAATCCACTGGATAGCTCTGTGAGGTGAAATAAGCAAATGGGCAGTAAACCGTTACAGTTAGAAGGCAAAAAAGAGCCGGTAGCGTGTACATGCGGGAGGTTATATACGCATTGTTTAGCGTGCGGATGTAAGAATCCATATGTACTAAAAAAGCGTTCGGCTGAAATGTCGTTTGAACTGGGATACAGAGTTTGGGTATTCTCATGCAACCAGTGTCCGACTCAGACACACACAGGGATGGAATGTAGAGCGCCGAAGGTGGAGACAGGCGAGGGGTTTGAGTATGTAAGAGCGTCGAAGCCTAAGCCATTACCAGAACAGCCTTTGACAGGTAGCGCGGTGCTAGGTTCTGACGAGCATCTTGCTTTGTTAAATGACTGGATTGTAGAGAAACAAAGCAAACATGGATGGGATGCTATCCGAGTGTATGTCGAGGCACAAAAAGCAGGGTGGCATCTGGAAGCCTTCGGCGACAGACTGGAAGATGATGTAAAACAGGCTTTGATTGAAAGAGGTTTACTAGGTGCTGGTGTTGACACGGCGCAAGCACGACAACATAGCGGTGGGAGTGGTACGGCCGTACCCCTTGCTGACAGCAGCATGGCTGAGGCACCTTCAGTTTCACTCGATGATATAATTGATACAATCAAGAATTTACAGGAGGATTCGAAATGAGTATAAAAGTCAACTGGCTTGCGATGGAAGACAAGCTAAGAGAAACGCTTCGCTCATGGAAACGAATGCCTCAATCCTCGCGTGAGGAAAGAGTCATCAACGCGGAACAAACTCTGAAGATTATTGACAACATCATCTGTGATTTTACCAAGCGTGGGTGTGAACTATGACCAAATACGACTTCCTTTTCTTCCTTCTCCTAGCCGCTGCGGCGCTATTCGTGTATATCGACAAATGGGTCACGAGGTGGATTGATCGGACCAACGGTTGGTGAAATATGATTCGTTCATGCAAGTATTGTTTACAACAAACCCACCTCTGTCCTCGCTGCGAAGGTCCCGTAGAAGTCCGGCGCATAACAGTATTCGCACACGCCGAGTGCCACTCAACGTCCTTAATTCTCTGCACCAATCTAGAATGTCAGAATTACGGTCAATTCAAACAGCAAACAGCCGAAGCCATCGAAGTATATATCTGTCCGGAATGCGAAGCACAAGCGAAGGAAAAGCAAATCTCAAAAGAGTTTATTAGTGAAACTATCACGTAACCGATTGAGAACAAAGAGTTTATTTACTGTTCAGTCAGTGAACACTAAAGCAAACTTGACAATGCTACACAAGTACGATAGACTTTTCAAGTTAGGAGTACGTTCAACCGTTTCCTGACTTTCTTTTTTACCCAAGGGTAGCGAGTTAAAAAACCTCTATACGAAAGGAAGTAAACAATGCCATCGAATTACAATGAAACGCGTGTTAATTACAGAATCCTCGAAGCGAACGGCCAAGCCGGCGAGACGGAGATTTCTGTGAAGGAAGACAAAGTCCAGGAGGTGATGGAAGAGTTGGTCACCGAAGGCAAGGGTCGCACGGTCGATGTACTTGCTTCGCAGACCTACACTTTTCACACCGTCTCCGAAACAGACCCCATTACGGACTTCCTGCAATTCGTACCCTCGGTTGATGAACAGGCAAATCTGATCAACCGATCGGTTGTCCTCAAACAACAGCAGTTCGTCCGTCGGCAGTTGATGCAGAAGGACTTCACGCCGGTGGAAGGGGCTTTCGATCTCTTTCCGATCATCGGTCAGAAGTCCGAGCGTCAGTCTGCGACTCCGCAGGAGAAGGCGGCTAACGCTCTCTCTAAGCTCCTCGGCAGAGACGTTTCCATCGACGAACTCGCCAATATCATCGCCTCTCTCGGTGCTACTCAAACCGCGACGGCGTAACGGAGTTGGGCGCTTACGGTCAGTCGCTCTGGCTCCTGCGCCCAATACACGGGTATGCAAACCCGTCGAGAAGTCTGCTAATTGTGGGTGACAAACTCGTAAAAAATCGGAACCCTCTGAGGTCCGGAGACGCCAATAGCAAGAAGTCTCCATTTCTTGATATCCTGTTAGCCCCGGATTGCCTCCGAGATCACTAACAGGCGCTTAGCCATAGCCACAATGGGATTAGGGTCTCACCTCCTACTCTACCTAGTCCCATTGCGGAAGTGGCTAAACACTTTACGAAGGAGTACTTGCTATGGCGACGTTAGAAAAGATTACTGTCAAGATTTACCCAATGTCCGAGGCACATCAACCTTACGTTGTAACCTTTGAGCACATCGCACCAAGTTTTATCTCACTTAAACTTCAAGAGAATATCTTCAGGCTCCTCGAAGAGGGGTATGTAGCTGAAGGCGTTCAGAATATCAAGGCGCTATAATGGCCAAAGCCTCCGTATTCTGGGATTCCTCAGTTCAGGCTTATCGCCTGAAAATGCAAGGCGATTATCACAAAATCGAAAAGTGTGTGGAGTTTCTGAAACAGCAGATTCCACATTCTGATCGAGAACTCGTCGTCAAAGTCGATCCTAACGGCAAAAAGGATTACACCTGGACCTTCACTGAGAAGTACTACGACGGTACACTCAAGTTCCTTCAATTAATCTACGGCGCTGCGGAGGTAGCGTCCGTAACAAGACAGCAAGTAGAAGCCGCCCAGCAGCCGAGGATGCCGTTGGCAGTAAATGGCAATCCTCTCGCTTCTACGTGTTATGAATTTCTCAAAGCCATTTCCTACGAAGACGCTCAGAAAGCATACCGCTCTGCGGCGATTCGCCTCCACCCAGACCGCGGAGGGGATATGGAAGCCATGTCGAGAGTTAATTCACTCTGGACTAAACTTCAGAAGGAAATCTATGGACAATAACCGCCTGAAAGCCATTATTGACCTCCACGATTATCTCGACACAATCGGCGAAGATAGACCTCCTGTCGGGGTTTTCTTGAAAGAACTCGGCATCGACCCGAAAACAATGTCCGATTGTGTTACAAACATCACACACAGCGCCGTAATGACTCACCCAGAAGTGGCAATCGAATTAGTAAATCGTCTCTTCAAACTTGGTGTAACCATCGGCTATAAATACGCCATCAAGAAAGAGATGGAGCGACAGTTCCCAACTGATGATAACGCTCCGGAGGAGAATGAGGATTAACTATGGCTAACGAACTCACAAAACCCAATAAAATCACCGTCGGTGGTGGTCTCCATAACCGTCTCCGACAAGCCGAGGTTCTGAAAGAGGCTGTGCCGACACTCGATCCACGTAATCTTCCTAATCGCTTGGCCATTATCGCCGATTTCAGCGGTTCCATGGGAGATCGAGCAAGCGGACGTTGGGACACCGATAATCTAAAAACCAAACTCCAGCTTCTCCAAGAAGCCGTTCAAGACTTCGCGCTACGAAGTAATCCGCAGGATACGGCTATAGCAGTGGAGTCCTTTCCTCGTGGCTTTCGTATCGATCTAACCAACGACACGCAGAGCGTTTATATGCGTATGATCGGTATCTCTACTCTCGGAGATACGCCGATGGGAGAAGGGATGAGCTACGCCCTCGAATATCACTCTCCTTCGCGTTGTATGTTAATCTCCGACGGCGAAGCAACCGACGGTGAAGCCTCTCTAAGACAGGCAGAACACTTCAAGAGTAAAGAGATTCTCTGTGATTGTGTTCACATCGGTACTTCGTCCTCTGGAGAAGAAAGACTCAAGAGAATTGCGGAGATCACCGGAGGTATGTATATGAAGTTCAAAGATGTACAATCCTTTTCACAGAATTTTCATTACTTGCTTCCAGCGGAGAGAGCTACTATCGCCGGCATGTTGCCGAGTGAGGTGTCGAATCTGCTTGGAGCGGATGAAGTTAAGTAAAAGGATTTAACATTCACATGCTGAACACTAAAACAACTGACCCTTCAGCAAAGCTAGACGAAAAACACCTAGCCGTCCTGGCTACGCTGCAAGTGAAACTCGCCTCTCTGGGCGTAGAAGGTCATTTCCTTCCTTCGGTCTCGGAAGGTCCGGTAGTTACACTCTACAGATTCGTTCCTCAAAACGCAACCCGCGTTAGCCTCGTCGAGCGAGTCGCCCCCGATCTCGCTATCGCACTAGGAGCCGAATGTGTCCAAGTTAAAAGACTTCCAGGTGAATCGGCAGTCGGCATTTATGTGCCTAATAAAGACAAAAAACCTGTTCGTTTTCGCGATGTTGTGGGGAATGTTTGGGATGCGTATAACAACCGAACGCAGCACATCCCCATTTTATTCGGGATTGACCATATGGGCACCGTCGTGGTGGAAGACTTGCCTCTCCTTCCACATCTTTTGGTCGCCGGATCTACAAATTCAGGTAAGTCTACACTCCTTAACAGCATACTCGCGTCACTTATTTATACCGTACCTGCGACGAGGCTAAAACTCGTTCTCTCGGATGTAAAGCAGGTAGAGTTTACAAACTTTGCAGGTACTCCACATCTTCTATATCCAATCTCCACTTCAATTCCGGAAACACTCGAACATCTACATTGGATTAATGACGAGATTAATCGAAGATTATCTTTACTTGCTAAAGCATCTTGTCAAAATATCCTTCAGTACATCACCCAACACAGCTCTGAAAAGATGCCTTATATTCTTCTCATAATCGACGAACTCGCGGAAATCCTAATGGACAAATCCAACGAAGAACAGGAGATACCTGATGGAAAAGGCGGAACTAAAATCAAACTTATCGCAAGAGGAAAGCTCGCCGAGCATAGACTTGGACTCATCGCTCAAAAAGCTAGAGCAACTGGCGTCCACATTATTGCAGCAACGCAACGACCTAGTGTTAAGGTTGTCGAAGGAAACATTAAAGCAAATTTCCCTGCTAGAGTCTCCTTCAGACTCCCAAGCGAGGCTGATTCTCGCACGATACTTAATACTAGTGGAGCTGAACAACTCCTCTCTCAAGGAGACATGCTCTTCGTATCGCCAAATAGTCCAGCAATTAGAAGACTTCACGCTCCACTTGCGTCAATCGAAGATATCAGAGCAGCCGTTGATGTAGCGTGTAGAAGGTGAAAGAATGACTACAGAACGCCTTGGTGTAGTTTGTTCTCATTGTAAGGAAATAAACTTCACCAATGAAGAGTTCTATCCAGTGTGCCACACCTGTGGTCATCAAGCGGATAGACCACGTTATCTGTGCGATTGTGAGAGATGTAAGAACATGCGAGCGAATTTAGAAGCGGAGAGAAAGAAAGGGTGAGAAGTGAAGGTTCTATTCGTAATTATATTCGTAATCAACGGTTTCTTCATCGCTGGACTTGTAGCTACTCTGGTGTGGGCGGCCTTCGCTATTGGCACACATGAGGAGTTCCAGACTAGATTCACAATTTGCACGTTGTTCCAAGGTGCATGTTTGGTTTTGATGGCCGTTCGGCGTGTATTGAGGGATGGAAGAATTCTGTAGCAGGCAGCAAAGCAGCAGGCGGGAGCGCCGCCGCCGGGAGCGAGAAGTGACACTAGACGAGAAGCGCGAAGCATCCCTGGCTGAATTGCTGGCCTGCATGCGGCAAATCATCAGCGAGGACACGCGCAATCTAAACAATGCGAAGTGGCTTGCAGCGACGGCGCTGGCAACGGTCGCAACCATTTCAGAGCAGGGACGTGTTCCGAGCACAGAAGAAAGCATTGAATGGGTGAAGCGGCAAGGATGGGCATTTCTGAATTGAGCGGGCAGGCAGCAAGAAAGGGAAGGGGGCGGAAATGGCCGATAGGCCTAAAATAGTTTGCTTGTGTGGATCAACGCGATTCGCTAACGAATTCATGGCTGAGCAGTTTCGCTTGACTGTCGAAGGTTGGATTGTGCTCTCAGTCGGTTGCTTTCCGCGCAAGCTGGATGGCTCCTGGGACCAAATGCAGATTACAGATGAGCAGAAGATTAAGCTGGATCAACTCCACCTGCGAAAAATCGACTTGGCCGATCGTGTTCATGTCATCAATGTCGGGGGCTATGTTGGCTCTTCAACGAAAAACGAAATCACATACGCATGGAAAGAGGGGAAGCCGATTACTTTCTTGGAGGAGATAGACAGGGGCCAGCAAGAGCACGCAGAAGTCATGCGAGCAATTTGCGGAGAGGACTGGCAGCCATGACCCGCCAACAAGCTGGAGTGAGTGCGGAGGCCGTAGCAAAGCTGGTGGAGAAGAAGCAATAATGCTCGAAACAAAACTCGAATCTGAAGAAACAAGTATTCTTCAGATTCTTTTATTCGCACATTGGATTTTAACTGTTTTACTCAAAGCTAATTCTTTATCAGAAATCTCCAATCACGACGCAGTACAGGACGCTACCGCAGGAGAGTGAAGCGATATGAGCACCAACGGTGAAAGTCATTGCTATGCGTGTGATGAGCAGATAAATATCTCTATCTGCAAAGCGTGTACTAATTTATTCTGTTCTCTACACGCCTCGCAGTTAGATCATACATTCTGCATGGCGTGTATAGACTTCTCTAATACTCGAATCGAATCAAAGCCTTTAATAGACCTCGAAGGCGTCGCTCACAAAGGTCGTCAGTTGATTCTAACTGGCGAAACATGGATGCGTAATCGAGATATTATTGCCAAGATGACGGATGTGGAGCTGGAAGCAAAGCTAACGGCGATTACGCAGGCAGTACACGAAGCCGAAATGATATTAGATTTCCGCAGGATTGCGAAAACGCAGTTAGAATCTGAAAAAGGTGACAGATACTCACGTAAACTCGGTAGGCGACGCCTAATTGGCGCTATGGATTCCGTCCATAAATCCGCTACTAAGATACCCGGAACGCAGAGTGAGAAAGTAGAAGTGGCTAAAGATGCCTTGAAGATGCTCAAGAACCTTGGTTTGAACAAAGATGCCATCGCTAACGTCCTCTTAAAACTCGCTCAGACAAAGAAGGTACCATGAACGGACAAGCAGTAGCAGAAGACAGAATAAAACCCGGCGAATTCTACCGTATTCGCCCTGACGGTCGGTGGGAAATCTATACAGATGCCTCAATGATGGGAACCTTCGGTGTCTGCGAGGCAATGTTCTATGAGAGCTATGTCCAATGCCTTGCACCAAAAGGAGATAGACCATTTGCAAGAGACCTTGGTAGTTGGTGGTCTTCCGTTTGCGAGCACATCTATACCGCCGACTTCAACTCCAAGCGTCTCGATTCTAAAGAAATCGTCGATATGTCCATGAAAGTATGGAATGAACTCCAGATGGACGAACTAGAAAAACATCACCCGCGTAGTTTCAAAGAATTCGGAGGTCGATACGGCGCTTTGCAGATGATCGCAGAATACGCCCAGCGTCAGCTTCCTATCGACTATCAAACATGGAAAATCGTCGCAGCCGAGGCTTCATTCGGTCGTAACAGAGAGGTCTGCATTGGAGAAACCGACAAAATCATCCTCTACTGGATGGGACAACCGGACTTATTTGTGCTTTCGGGAGAACGACTTTTCCCAGTGGATCACAAGTCAATCGCTTATATTGACGCAAATACTTCACGCAAGTACAAACCTAATATACAAATCCCAGGTTACGTCGTGGCCGGTCAAATTCTCGCTAAGAGTCTCGGTTATGAGATTTCAGTTGACCGCGCTGTTATTAACTGCGTGGCGCGTTCTGACAGAACCGATAAATCAGGAGATTCTAAGCACCCGAGATTCAAACGTATACCTGTCACTTATACGCCTTCGGAATTGGAAGAGTGGAAAAGAAGAAGGCTTTTACAAGCCGAGCGAGTGAGGCATTGTTTTGAATTCAATGAATGGCTCTGGAATGAGAATACGTGTTCCAATTTCTACAACAAACCTTGTCCGTTTCAGAATATACATGAGAAACCTCCTGACGTACGACAAGTCGTGATAAACGCCGACTACGTAAAACGAGATTTCTGGATCCCCGGACGTAGTAAAAATGAAACCGAAGAAAAAGGAGAATGAAATGGCAAGACGAAGTTATAAGTGGTCTGCTGAAAGACGCGAGAAATTCATGAATACAGTCAGAAACAAAAAAAACCACAAGCAAACCGACAATCTTGGAGAGTTTCTAGACAAAATCTGGAATATGCTAACGGTCGAGCAAAAGCGGGAGGTAATAACAAACGAGGTTATGGAGAGTCTTCGCAATGATTAGTCAACGACCTTTTGACTATCACATTATAAAAACAGAGACTTGTTGGCTCTGGAGATTCAGATTTGGGAGCCCAAAAGCTACGTATGCTCAGTGGAGAGTCAAAGGGAAATCTATTCAAGCACATAGATTCGCATGGGAGCGTGTAAACGGGCCTATTCCAAAGGGAAAACTTTTACATCATAAGTGTGGTAATAAACTTTGCGTAAACCCAGAACATCTTGAGTTAGTCTCCACAAGAGAACATTACAATAAACATCTACTTCATGGCCCTGGTAAGAATCTTGAGAAGGCCCCAGGACGTGTGGGAGAAAAGTATATAGGAAAGAATAAACATCTAAAGCCGTTAAGAGAGGTGCCAAAAAGTGATTGACGCGCGATCAATGGAAACCGAAGTCGCCACCGACATTCTTCACGTCGCCGTGGTCGGTCCAGAGAATAATGGTAAATCCATACTCTGTTCCACCGCCCCAGGGGTGAAGTTATTTCTGGACTTCGATCAAAAAAAGCAAGTTCTCTCCGGTCGCAAAGACGTATACGCCATCACCTTCAAGAACGCCCAGGGCGGATATATGCTCCCGGATGCAGCCGAAGAAGTCCTGGACATAATGACCGGACTAGAAACTTCGTTAGACCTCTATAATCTCAAAGACAAGCGTGGTACACGCCTCTTCCCAGAAGTCCCCGAAGGCACGAAAGTCAATAATCTCATTTTCGACTCCATGGCTTCCTTCGGACGAGTTATAATGGCATATGAGCTTTATAACTCCAATGATCTAAAAAGAGAAATCAAGATCGGCCCGAAACTCTCCATTCATATTCCAAAGAATTTCGATGCTTGGAACGCGGAGATGCAAGGTGTAGAATCCATCGTCATGCGTGCTCTCGCACTTCCAGTTAATGTTTTCTGCACCTTCCACGAACGCGCTGAGGAGACTCCTGATTCTACGATAGAGAAACCGAAGTTTACGGGTCGTGTTTCCGTATTCCCAGTTAGATATAAGGATCTTCTACTCAAATACTTCACGGATATATGGCGTGTCAAACTCACTCAAGTAATCAACGGTAACGCAGTTCAGTTTCTTCCTCGCGTCTACGTCCTCCCGGATTTCTCAATGGATTCCGGTACTTCCATGAAGCTGGACGCTATCGAAGAACCTGATATCTCAAAGATGATCGCAAAGCACCGCTCTCGAATTTCGGTTCCTGCCCAAGGGCCGATTGTAGTGAAGAGTCTTGTAAAAACTTAGAAAGGAGAAATAATGAGCATAACGAAAGAACAGCTAGAGAATTGGTTTACATATCACTCTCCGACACCTGAACAGCTTCCGAAGTACCTTGCCATTCGAGAAGCTGGAAAGAATCTGGCTGAAGTAATTGTCAACAATTCACCTTCTTCCGCAGATCAAACAGCTTCGATTCGTTTGATCCGTGAGGCTATCATGACGGCGAATGCATCAATCGCCTGTAACGGTCAGTAGTTAAAACTCTAAAAAGGAGAATCAAAGAATGGCCAAGATTTCATACTCTAAGGAAGACCTCGCAGGTAATGTCTACCCAGACGGACTCTATGAACTTCGTCTAGAAGGCTTCGAGCCTGAGAAATCCAAGAAAGGTGATTCTGTAAATCTAAACCCTGTTCTCAAAATCGTGAATCACCAAACACTAAACAACAAGCGTGTATTCGACAATCTCAACTCCTCCGCTTCGTGGATCGTCGAATCCTTCTGCCACGCCTTTGGCATTCCACTAACCCCTAACCCAAATGGTGGAGGCGACATGCCAGGGGACTTCATAGGCCCCGACGACGATCCCACCAAATGGCAATACACTGGTCCTCTCACGGGAGCCATTGCCAAGGCATTCGTCAAGAATGCGCCGTATAATGGCAAAGATCAATCCAAAGTCGATCAGTGGTTTTGTCAGGTAACAGGATGTCAGACAAAACATGCTCAGAATCTAGCGAAATAATTTTGCTGTTCATGTAGTGAACATTAAAAGGAGAATGACTTGGAGACTGTCGATATCAACGAGGTTCTAATCGAAAATAGAATGAGAAAGGACCTTGGAGATATTGGGCAGCTCTCCAAGTCAATCTCTGAAAATGGGCTTATTCAGCCCATAGTGCTAACTTCGTTTCAGGAAAATGATTTAACAATAATCAAACTAGTCGCTGGTCACCGCAGGTACGAAGCTCTAAAGAAACTCGGTGTTCTTACTTTAGTACACGCTGAACACTTCCTCTGGCGCGATGATCTCGCAACGGATGAGTACCGACGAAACGCCGTAGAGCTTGAAGAGAATCTTCGTCGTAAACAAATGAACTGGGCGGAGGAGGTTCAGGGCAAAGCCAGGCTTCTCGAAGTTTATCAGCGCATCTACGGCGCTCCTATCCCTGGCCAGCCTTCTCGTACTGTACAACAAGGTCTAAAACCCGCAGGCTTCGGTGTCCGTAAACTCTCCGAGCTTCTAAATGAAGCCGTTGGCTCGACAAGTCAAGATTTACAGATGGCGGCGTTAATCGAGAAGATTCCGTCTCTAAAGAACGAACCTTCACGCGAAGCGGCGAGAAGGAAACTAGAGCTGGCGCTCAAGATACAAGCAGGCACGCATAGCGTACATATGGCTAAGCCATTGGAGTACAAAATTCTCGTAGAATGCGAAAGCGAAGCACAGCAGATTGTTTTACTAACACAGTTCAGGAGCGCCGGACTTAAGTGTCAGGCGATTGTGGCATGACATCTCTTAAAATATCTTTAGACGTAGAAAAACACCCACTTTGTAGCTCTACAGAAGGTCCTATGTATCCTGGTAAGCTGCACAGTTTATCAGCGGTAGGAATTCTAACGAAAGGAACAGATGAAGGCAGACCTGTAGTAGTACTAAGAGTCGATCTTCCTGACGGACAATTTGTGTTAGCGCAAACAACTCTGCGTCTTCTTAATAACGCTATGATTGCCTTTAGAGCAAGATATGGAGAGTTTCTTGAAGATTAACATTCATAAAGAAGTCGAAATCGACTCCACCATCCGAACCGAGCTCCTTAGCTCAATGTTCGAAGTCCCTGCGAAAACCAAACTAAGCGTTTCGCTTAGCGGCGATCTTCCGCTAGACGACCGTCCTTGGAATATAGGACTGATAGTAGGACCCTCCGGGTCTGGTAAAACACTTCTCCTAAATAATCTTTTTGGTGGCTCCGAACTTCTAGAGTGGCATCATAAATCCGTAATAGATGACTTCGCAGCCGACCACTCAATGGAGGATATCGCCCGTGTATGTCAAAGCGTGGGTTTTAATACGATTCCCTCCTACTTACGACCCTATTCTGTACTTAGTAATGGAGAAAGATTTAGAGTCGAGGTTGCAAGAAGGCTACTTTCTCCTATTAATCCAATTTGTGTTGATGAATTTACCTCTGTCGTTGATAGACAAGTAGCGCAATTCGGTTGTCACGCGATTCAGAAGTATATTCGAGGATGTGAGTATAAGAAGTTCATAGCCGCATCCTGTCACTACGACATAATCCCCTGGCTCCAGCCTGATTGGATTCTAGAGCCAGGCAACCCATGCAAGTTTACCTGGAGGTCTCTTCAATCAAGACCACCAATTACAGTCTCAGTTTCAAGAGTGCAATACAAAACTTGGCAATTATTCAAAGACTTTCACTATATGAGCGCCGATCTAAACCGCGCTGCGAGGTGTTATGGGCTCTTCGTTGAATCCTCACAACTGGACTCCGGACTGGCAACTGAATATAGTGACGTATATCTTCGTTCATCTTCCGACGGGAGTGGAAGTAACGGAGGAAATGGCACTGGACTACGGCTTCCCCGACCCTCAGTATTGCCGCAGCGCGATAGCAATTCGTCAGTGGTATTTCGCCAAGATGACGAATGCGAGGATAGCGGGTCAGGCACCGCCGAGACCAATGCCGAATTTTTCACAGGGATTAAGTCCGAAGCAACCTCAAGCGTTTTATCAACAGATGCAAGTACCACAAAATCAACAGTACATGAATCGATATCTAACCAGCAAATCAGCGTGGTATCTATACCCAGATCAGCAGAGCCAACCTATCGAATTGCTGCTATGTGTGGAGTCCTTTACAGACCGCATCCGAAAGTATCCGACATCGTGGGGTTCACCAGAATGGTCACTCTTCCAGATTTCCAGGGACTCGGACTTGCTTTTGTCCTTGCAAATACAATCGCTTCGGCCTATCGAGCTTTGGGGAAAAGGCTACATAGCTATCCAAACCATCCAGCCTGGATCCGATCCTATCAGCGTAGTAAGGATTGGATGCAGGTTAAGGAGGCCGGGAGCTTTTCACCATCACGAGGAAAAACATCTACAGTGGGAGGATTTGGGAACCGAAGATGCGCTGTGTTTCAATTTATCGGAAGTTCGATGAACCGAGAAGCAGCGGAGAAATTAATCAATGGAAATTGAGATACCAGAAAAACTTCTTTCAAAAAGGCTAGTAACTCCCTCAGGATGCTGGGAGTGGACCGGAACTAGAAATAGAGACGGTTATGGCTTTACATATCTAGATGGAAAGCATCGTCTCGTTCATAGGTATATAGGTTGCCTAGCTCTTGGCTTAAAACAAAACACAGTCTTCAAGATATTACATACATGCGATAACCCACCCTGCTTTAATCCAGATCACCTTTTCAAAGGCACTTCTAGAGATAACACGAAAGACGCCGTATCGAAAGGGAGATTTGGCAGCAATAGAGGAAAGAGCTGGAGAAATAGATGACAATACGACTTAGTGGTGCTCAAATAACTAGAATCGAAGAGTTCCTCGACCGTTACGAAAGAAACGGAATCGATGACAGACGTAACAGTTACTATACCCCTTTTCACACCCGTGTTGAAGAACTAGTCGAAGACATTCTAAAGGAGGTAGTCCCCGAATGCAACCCAAGCGAGCACCTAACACAGAAAGAGCAGCGGAGTGTCAGCATTTAGTGGAGGAAATAAGAGACTTCCTTGATGAATTAAACACTATAGAACAAAAATTCATCGAAGATATGGACGAACGTCTTACGAAGTACGGCCAAGGTACCTTCATCTCCGACGATCAGTATAAATGGATACAGGATATTTATGAACGGGTGTGCTGATATTGCTTTAAGACAAGCGCTTACGCTTAAAGGACTCCGATATGTGGGAACTAGAGGGAACGTCAAATCTAGAGTTTGTATTCTCGGAGAGGCCCCGGGGGAGAAAGAGGATCTTAAGGGATTACCTTTCATCGGTCCTTCTGGGTATCTCCTTGATAAAATGTTGTTGGAAGCTGGCTTCTCGACTTCAGACACTTGGTTTACCAATCCATTTAAGACAAAACCGCCTGACAATAAGATGGATCGTCTTCATGAACTCGGAATTTCTCACAAGCTCTTTCTCGACCAATTCTGGGAAGAACTCGAACACTACAAACCAACAATAATCGTCTCCTGTGGCAAAACGCCAACTCAACTACTATGTCCTTTTACAAAACCAAAGCGTATAATCAAGAAACAAGACGAGAAAAAAGATGGTTTCGGACACTGGCGTGGTTCCCTTCTGACTTCGCCTTTTATAACATGGTCTCACTACGTGATTCCTATTTATCACCCCGCATTCGTTCTTCGTCAGTACTCGGAGCGTGAGATATGTATCTTCATTTTACAAAGGGCACACGAAGAATTAATGTATTATCAACAGAAGAAGGCTTTACAGCCTTTACCTATCCGGTCGATTACGACCAGTCCTTCCTTCGACATTGCTTTTACTTTCCTACAGCGATGTATCGCTTCGCCAAATCCTATTTCCGTAGACATAGAATTGCTCCGGAGAAAGGTTCCGTATACAATATCGTTTGCTATCTCCCCGAGCGAGGCAATTTCCTTGTCGTTCTGGAATTATCCCCCGAACGAACTTACCCAGTTGTGGAGAAAAATGGACACGATTTTTCAGACTAAATGGCAAATAGGGCAAAACTACACTACTTTCGACGCTCACTGGCTTCGGGCACTAGGGTTCTCGGTGAACTTGAATTTAGTTCACGATACCTTAATCAGACACCACATCCTTTGGCCTGGCCTTAGACATAAACTTGAATTTCAAACCCTCCAATACACCAGAGAACCCTATTACAAAGAAGAAGGCCACAGTTGGTCCCCGCGAGACGGAATAGATAAGTTAATGTCATATAACTGCAAGGACACCTTAGTGACCTATGAAATTTACAATGCTCAACAACAAGAATTCATCGAACGACGCCAAACCGCCGCTTGAAACGATTCTGAAATTCGAAACCGGTCTAACACGCGCTTTAATGAGCGGTACAAAGCGTGTTACTATTCGTCTTGGTAAACGCAACTTTGCTCCTTCTATAACCATCTACGGCAAGAGAGCTGAGATCCAATCCGTCGTCCATACCCAGCTTCTATACACCCCCTTCGAAGTTCTTCAGCTACAAGGATTCAAGCATATGTTTCATGCTTTGATTTCCTTACAGAAGTATTATCCAGGTATAACACAAACATCTCCGATAACGATTGTTACTTTTAGGATACTGGATACTCTCTAGTGCCTTTATTCAAAACACTAGAATCGTTTTACAACGATTATGAAATGCCCCTTGCTCGCGTGTTCCACGAGATAGATCGCCGTGGGGTTCTTGTTGACCAAAATCGTCTTACGAAATTCATTCAAAGCATCGACACCGACCTTGCGAAGGCGTGTCAAGGAATTGAATCCGTTGTTAAACTCAAGGTCGTTCCAAAAGGAATTAAAGGAAAGAAAACCGATGCTAATACACTTAATCTCTCCAGCGTACCTTCTCTTAAAAGAGTTCTTACAGAAGTATTAAGAATCAAACTAAAAAAAGATTGGAAAACCAAAAACGAATCCACCGGAGAGGAAGCTCTAAATGAAGCCTACGCCACTACAGGAAACCCTGTTCTTAAAGAAATACTCCGAGTTCGAGAGCTTAATAAAATCAAAGGCACCTACGCCGAAGCAACTCTACTCGATTCTGTTCTATATACATCGTATGCGGTCACTGGTACTGTCACTGGGCGACGCTCCTCTCGCGAAACTCCCTTTACTTCTGAATCAGGTCACAAAATCGGAACAAATGTTCAGAATCTACCTAAGCAGAGCGAACTTGGAAAGAGATTTAGAGAATGTATCATTGCGAGACCTGGAAAAATCTTTGTCTCATGCGATCAAGTCCAAGCTGAGGATTGGATCGTCTGTGCTATCATATGCGATGTTTCTGGGAACGCGGACGGGCTTAATGAACTCCGCTCAGGGATCGACCGACATAAAAGACTAGCTACGCAAATTTTCAATAAGCCGGAGGCTGAATGTGGAAAAGGTACGATGTTCCGCTTTATGGGTAAAAAGACCCGACATGCGGGGAATTACGGTATGCAGGCTCCAAAGATGGCCGTCGAACTTGCGAAAGAAGGTTTCTCTCTGGGAGTAAAATACTGCGAAACTCTATTAGAGAGGTTCCATGCATTCGAATCTGAGATTAGAAATTCTTTTCAAAAATCAATCGAAGATAACATTAGAACTACACGAACCCTACGAACTCCCGTTGGAAGGGAGCGATACTTCTTTGGCCTCCGACCTGATGCTGACAATAGTAAGATATTTAAGGAAGCATTCTCTTATATCCCTCAGTCAACAGTCGGAGATAACACTGGGCTTGCCATCCTACACTGTGAGCGTACAAAACCCGGTTGGGTCATCATGGACACACACGATGCGATTACCCTCGAACTGGATGACCGAGAAGATGAAATCCTCGCTGGACTCAAGTTACTAGAAGATGCCTTTGACCGAGAATTCACTTTCCCAAATGGAACGAAAATTAAGATTCCGATCGAATACACCCTGGGGTACGATCTCAAAAACGAAATGGAACTGGAACTCAAAACGTGCCGAGGCGACTTAAAAACTGGATTGGCGAATACGTATCCCTTATTGCTCCAGCTTCGGAATCTCCCCTTTCCTTCATTTTCTGGAGTGCCGCTACAGCTATAGCGACGGTGCTAAAGCGGAATGTTTATGTAGGACGGGGGACTTATAAATTACATCCGAATCTCTACACAGTCTTGGTCGGGAGACCCGGTATAGGAAAAGGAACAGCGATTAAGCCGGCGATTAATCTAATGAAAGAAGCGAAAGTGGCCAATACCCTATCGGGTCGTATAACAATCGAATACGTTCTAGAACGTCTTAGCGTAGGATGGCCGCAGCCAATGCTTGGAGGAACTCTAAAGATAGGAAATGAGTCCGCTTGTATGATTTTCTCAACGGAGTTATCTGTTTTCCTTGGAGCATCTCCTAATACTCTCCCTATTCTCTGCGACATATGGGACTTCGACGAAGGAGATTTCGAATATGGAACTCGTCATAAAGGCGAATTTAGAATTAAAAATCCCAGCATCTCTCTTCTTGGAGGAACTACGCAAGAGTGGCTTATCTCCTCAATCCCGTCTAGCGCGGTTGGAGGAGGCTTTACAAGAAGAGTTAACTTCGTTGTTGCAAACAACCGGGAAAAACTCCTTCCCTGGCCTATCGTTCAGAATCATTCCGCCATTAGAGATAATCTTGTCATCGACCTCCAATCAATCGCCAGACTCAAAGGAGAATTCCAATTCGCCAACGACGTAAAGCCGTTATTCGAGGCATGTTATTCCATAGACTCTAACCCAACGGAGTACGACGATGAGGCAACAACTTCGTATAAAACTTCTTTATGGGCCCAAGTAGTAAAACTGGCGATGTGTTTGAGCGCCAGTCGCGGCGATGACCTTATTATCACAAAGGAGGACTTTCGTAAATCCTATGACGCGATTATGAGTGTAGCAGGTAATGTACCTAGAGACTTCAGAGGGGTCGGAGAATCGGAAATGGCTGTGGCTACTGATAAGATACTTCGTTTCCTGGAAGCTAAGGGCTTTGCTAATCGACAGGAAATCTTGAAGGCTCTTTGGCGTGATGTAACACGGGAAGACTTAGACAAGATACTCGCCACGCTCCTAGAAGGAGCAGTTATCTATGAATATCAACAAGGCAGAAATATGATGTACGCAGTTAAGGCTTCACACGCAGTTGGAACACAAACTAGAAAGGTAAAAGGTGTCACACCTTGAGCACAGCCACAAAAGAACAAAAAGGCTTCTACATAGTCCCTGCGCCAGGTAGAATCTGGCTTGTAGAGGACGGATTCAAATACGAAGGCAGAATTGTTATACCTGAGAAAGTACAACGCCGTCCGACTACTGGTGTCGTTAAGTGGATAGGAGAAGGAGTAAACTACGAAGTAGGACAGAGACTTGTTTATGGGCTTTATTCCGGAACTGTAGTCAACTTCAAGAACCAACCAGTCTTCCGAGTCTGCAACGTGGATGAAATTCTCGGTGTAGTAGAGGGCGAAGCCGAGCTAGAAGGAGTAGGCACATGAGTCGAGGAACTAATCCAAGTAATCCTGACAACGTAACTCCGGACGGAGACGAAGACATTCTTCAAGACGAAGAACTAACCGAAGACGACGATGAATTTACCGAAATGGAGGAAGAGGATGACTAATAACAACGACAAACCTTCTTCAAAGTGTAAGGATTGCATGAATCATACTCTCTATCTCGGAGATTGGGTTGATATTCTCCCTCCACAGAATATCAAATGGATTGGTAAAATCGTGGAGATTAACGACGGAGGGATAAGTCTCTCGATTGATAAGAATAACAGAGGCATGACACCTGCAAAAATTCGCGTTGTCCTGGATATAACAATGAACGCCAATCCCCAACTCTCCGTGTTCCCTGGACTAACTAAAACACTCCCTCCGGGATCCGACGAAGTAATAGACAAAGTAATGGAGGAGATTGACAAAAGCCAGCCTCCTCCATCAGGCCCGATTACGATGTGATTCTACAACTTATTCTTCGCTGCTTTCTTTCCAGCGGCGATATCCCTGGTGAAGCCAGAGCCTTTCTTGCCAAAGCCGCTCTCGGAGTTCGTAAGATGCCCCTTAGCACCTGCGGCATGCTTTGGGCTGTGAGCCTTGGCAGTTGGGTTATCAGCGGATCCGGAATAGAGATTCGAAGTCGGCTGCTTGCAAGAGGGAGAAACCTCAAGCATGTCTTCGACGCTCTTTACTTCACCGTGGGACATTGGCGATGTGGGCATATATGCTCCTTGATTAGAATTAGTGTTCATCAAGTGAACACTATTTATAGAGAACCTAGGTTTTTCTCCATAAACTCTGTTATAGCACCTCTTTCGAGGAAACCCTTTTTACGAGGAGACTTACGTGAAGATTCCTTCAATTTATACGACGCAACAGGGCCGACAACGGGTACACGTCGGAGAAGTTCCAGTCCTATCGGCTGTTTCGTATGTGGTAAGCGAGCGAGATCTACGAAGTCAGAAATCACCGGCCCGGCAACGAAGTGCCAAATTGGTGAATCTGACGGAGAGGCTATGTTGTAGATTAGATCCTGAAAAATACCAAAGGCTCCTGCGTGCGCTGCATTATCTACCAATCTCTCCAAAGGATATTCAGACCGCTCTTCGAGCGTTCCCTTCCGGGCGTATTCGCGTAAATCCGCGGTCAATTCCCCGAAAGTGGGGAAGAGCAGTGACATATAGACTAGTGGCCGGATGTCTCCTTCGGCTCCTCCAGTTCGAAGATATCGAACCGCGGGTTTGACAGCAAAATTCTTAACGAAGTTAGCTTGCGTGTAAAAATACTGCTTAAACTGTAGTACAATACGCGCCATCGGACTTGCCTTCCACGCTAGTGGAAGCTGATTCGCATCAAATGTAAATTGCGTAACATCGGAGGTTCGCTTTGCTGCTTGCAGAAGATCATCCTCAGAAAGTCTTCCACGTTCTAGTGCGTTCGCCACATCTATCCCCATCTGACTTAGCTTCGATCGAGCAACATTTGGCCGGACACCTCGTTGTATTTCTCCAAACAGCTCCTCGGCTAGATGTTTACCCGCTACGGATGCAAATATGCGCCGATATTTGTCGAGCGCCACAAACCCCGTTGCATGGAGAAGTTTGGACCCTAGTGCGCCCGTTTGCTGTCCGTAAAGCTCTTTGTATCGCCGCATGGATTCTGTCCATGTCGCTCCGCTGCGCAGGGCGAAATCTTCTGCACTCCGAACGTTTCCGTTCTCTACGAATTCTGTCACCAATGAAGCCAATGCTTTTGCGAATGGCTTCACTCCTGCGTAAACTGCGACGTTAAGTGGCTGACTCGTATGCGATAAAACAGCAAGGCTTAGTTTACTTGCTACCTCCAAGGACGCTAAGCCTTGCTCCCAAGGGCGAATCCCTCTATAATACTTACCGCTTTTTGTTATGCTATCAACGTATTTGAGAGCTAAGTCTTGGGCGGACTTGCCTCCAGTTTCTTTAACTCCTTTAAGAATAAGATCAAGATTCTCGTCATTCGCGCCGAAGGTCTTAGCCCAATTCAGGCGCTTGTAGCCTTTGTCGACATCTTCGAATAGAACCCCCAAATCTCGGCGATAGCCAGGAAGATCCCATTTTCTCGGTGACTCGTAGTTATGCGCCTTCGGCGACTTGCCACTTATTTGATCCAACAGCCCTTCGGCTTGTCTTAAAGACATGCCTTGATTCTGTAATCTACTAATAGACTGAGCACGATTAACTCCCTCAAAGAGTTCCCTGTTATACATACGCGGCCAGTCATCCTCAACCATCGGGCCGACTTTGATTCCGCTTTGCTGCATACTAGAATAAATATGCAGCCTCGCTAGCTTCGCTTTAGTAATCGACTCTTTCAAAGGCCCATCCGGAAGATTCTTGAAGTTTTGCCAGTGAGTAGCTATATCCTTTGTAACACTTTTGTCTTTTAGAAGCGGCTTCATGCTTCGTAGTAACTCTGTATAGTACTCTCCGGAATTCTGAGCAGATTTATCCTGCCAAGATTTCATCGAATCTACGAGCATATCTCCGAACGGACCTGCTCTCCTCAAAGCTCCCTCTCCAGACATAACAGCAGTGGTAGAAAGTTCGCTAGAGAAAATCTTAGGGAGAAATTCCTTTACTCCCTTCCCTAAAGTCGAAATTGCTTCGCCAAGCCAACTCATTATTGAGCACCAAATTGTTGTTCGAGCCAATCCTTCATTTCATGAAAATAAAGCTCATCGGATAATCTACCCTGTTTTCTTAACTTCTGAAAGCCTCTTAGAAAAGATTCTCCGTTAGGGAAATCCTTCATAGCCTCTTCTAGTTCAGGAATGTGCATCATATTTAAGGAACCAGGGGTATACTTGCCAGCCAATCCCTGAGCATGTTTTTCTAAGGCAGACCCGAATTCTTCTTTCTTCGAAAGCTCTCGCTTCGCGGCTATTCTCTCTCTATCCGCCGCTTGCTGTGCAGGTGAGGCTGGCTTACCTTCTTTTGCTCTAATCTTCGGTCCTGTCTCCTCCGGAGATAACTTCGTAATTGGCTTAGAGCCTTCTTTAGCTCTAGCTTTTCGAATATCTTCCCCAAGCGTAGCTCCGCTTTCGAAAGGATGTTCTCTCATATCCTTCAGAGCAGATTCGGCGTATGCTTTCTCCTCGGCTGTGCCTGTCTTGGCGAGATTCCTCAGTTCAGAAATACGCGCGTCTCTAATTGGGTCAGGACCTTTAATCTCACTCAACGGACCCGCTCGACGTTCCGTACCAGTCGGAGACTTGCCTTCAGATACGCGCTTCTCGACTTGACCAAGAGTCTTTCCTATGGACGGATTCTCCTCCGCTGCCTTAGCAGCAACGGCTGCCGCTTTGGCTGTGGCCCCTTCCGCTGTCGCGGACCCCACAGCCTTAGCAGCCTCAGGCGCAGTTGAGGAAACAGCTTTACGCCCAAGTCCGAACATCTTTCCGAGCATTGGAAATGCTGCGCCAAGAACTCCTCCCCATTGTGCGCCGCTAGCCGAATCACCCCCCGGTCTTGACGCTTCGAAAGTTCCACCCTCTAAAGCTCCCTTGGCTCCCCCTGCTATTACTCTCCCAGCCAATGGGGCAGTTTTAGCAGCACCAGGTAGGATAGATCCTACACCAGCCGTAGCGATAGCAGCAGGTATTTGATGCCCTATCCCAGCGGCTACATCAGCCCCACCTGGAGAAACTGTCTTGGCTTCTTCGAAGGCTCTGCTTTCTACTTTGCCTGCGGGGGTCATAGCCTTTTTCATGGCTATGTTAACTGGATCATACTGAGCAATCTTTCCAATAGGACCAAGACTCTTTTGAATCTTCTCTCTTAATTCCTCAATACTTCGTAAACCTCCTATTACACCTGCCCCAGCACCGGCTGCTAAAGCACCAGCTTTCGCTAAAGTACCATGCTTAACTTCCGGATCTTTTAACTTCGTTTTCTGCTCATACGGGATTCCGAACATTCTCGCTGCAAATTGAAGTCGTAGTCCTTCTAATTCCTCTTCATCAAGCGGACGCTGTTGATTTACCTTCTGGTATTTCGGTAACGCTACTCTTCTGAAAAGCATATCAACGAATTTAACAGCCTTATCAGGATCCATTCTTCCAAGAGCTTCTTTATTCTGAAACACAAATGCGATAGGATCCTTCCGAGGATCAACTGCTTGATAATCTCCTTGCGGAACGCCGTTAATTGGGCTTTGGCTCTGGGTCTGACTCTGAGGCATCTGGCTCCTCTTCAACGGACTTCATAAACATTTCCATTAATTCCTGATCGCCGACTTGATTCAGATATTCGTCCGCTTGCCGTTGATAAGCGTCGGCTTTTTGCTGATAAATCTTTTTCTGTTCTTCTGACAAAGGCATACCCTTGGCATCTTTTCCTTTCTCTGCGAGATCGAGATACTTCTTAGCGTAATCCTCGTAAACCTTTGCCCCTGCGGCATAGTTGGAGGCTCCGCCTTTCTTTTTATCTCTGGCTGCCCAGGCTGATTTCATTGCGTCCGCGGCGTATTTACGAGCATTTCCAAGAACAGTAGCGGAGTCTACTTTACCTTTATAACCCATTCCCGCTTTGTACATATCAATCTCACCGCGTATAGCTGCACCGACGGCTTGTTCGTATATCTTCAAGCCTGCTAGTTTCTCCTGGGCGGTCATAGTCTGTATATCAGCAGGACTCAAGCCAAGACCAGATTTATAGAATTCAGAAGCATGTTGCTCCGCAGAATCCATTTGCGACTGTCCCATCATGCTAATCGCGGCAGCTGGATCCTGCTTTATTTTCTGTAATAAAGCCGAAGTCATAGCAGCTTTAAGCTGTTGTTCCTGAGAAGCCTGCGGAATAATAGGCTGTCTCTGTGGCTGTCCTTGAGATTGTCCTTGAGGAGGCTGTCCAGCTCCGCCTTTCTGAATCTTCTGAATCGCGCTCTGAACTCCGTGAGCCTCTGGAGGAACTTCCTCTTCGAGAGGGACATACTCAAGACCAGTCTTTAAGACTTTACGGATCTTCGGATCCTCCAGAATCATCATTGCCTTCTGCTTATCTCCAGGATCGCCAGAGGCGAGTAAACCATTAATCTGCATTAAATAATTCTCCGCGAGAGCGGCTTTCTTAGCATGTTCTTTCTGACCGATGGTATTAAAAATCCCACTTAGAGAATTACCTAAACTCGTAAGACCAGCGTTTACCTGCCCGCTTCTAGTGCTTTGTTCTCCAGTCTGCTCTGTCTGCGGCATCGGGGTATACGGTCTTGGAGGAGCCGTAGAAATCGGACTAGAGCCTCCGCGATGCGGATCAAACTGAATCGTCGATTGCGGAGGAGGTGGAGTAGTCCCAGGCTGTACGATCGGGCCTCCGCCGCTAGTAGCTCCAGTAGCACCACCCACGCTTTGAAGCATTTTCATAATCGACTGCATTATCTGAGCAGACTGATCCTGTTGCCCAGGAACTTTCTCATCCCATGGCGGCATTGTATGTTACCTCGGCTACTAAATCATAAAAAGGATCATCCAGAGTAGCGACGAATTCATCGTCGGTCATTTTCATCAAGGGATGATCCTTGTGTAAGGTAATAAAACCTTTTTCCGTAAGTTGATAGTAATACTGACCATCAGGTGTCATTGGCTTGTCGAGAATTTGCTGATTCAAAGCCTCAAAATAACCTTCGGTGTTTGTATCAAGTATCATATAGCCGCTAATCCTGCTAAAATGGCTTCCATCGTCCCCGCTCCACCAGCAGAGGCAGCAAGCCCGGCACCTGCTCCTGACGCTCCCGCTCCGAGTAAGGAGCCGATTCCACCTAAGATACTGCTTCCCTTTCCTCCACCATAGATATTCGGACTTGCTAGAGCGCTTCCTTGGAAAAGCTGATTCAAGAATTGAGTCTCAGCCCCAGCCATTCCCGTTATATCCTGACTCGCAGCCAGCTCACGCTGCATTGCGGCTTCCATAGACTGTGTTTCGAGTTGACCAAGTAAAGCATTCTGATCTTTAGAAGTCTGTGCAAAGTAATCAGACATTCCCGTAGCCATCGGGCTACTGGCGAGATCACCCATAAAAGCAAACTGTTCTTTTAGATTCGCGGCGTTCTCTCCTATACCACGCTGCTGCGCTTGAATCATTTTCTGCCATTCCGGGAGTGCAGAAATCGGGTTTCCGGTCTGTGCCATGCTAGTTAGCGAAGACGCTCCGGGTATATTAGATTGACCACCACCTAGAAAACTCAGCAGTTGATTCTGAAGATCACCTCCTCCTCCGCTCATCAACTGTCGCAGCATACCATAAAAATTATTAGTAAATAACGGATCCATCGTCGGCTCTGCCGTCATCCCACCGCCTAGCTTATGCTTACCTCCAATAAGCTGATCCGCGAGTGTATACTGCTGTGGCATCGAGCCACCACCGCTAACATTAAAGTTCGGAAGAGCAGGATAACTCATCCATTGATTAGAGCCACCAGGGGAAACCCCGCCCCCACCCCACGGAGCGTCAGTGAAAACTCCGCCTGATTTTATCTGACTTGTTCCACCGCCAGAACCAAAAAGATCGCCTGCTCCGGTTTGCATATTTAGGCCACCTGTAAGCAATTTTTACGTTCTACTTCATGAGGACAGTACCCTCTTCTTCCATACGAAAGATTACAATTCATGCATAGAACTCTATAATCCGTTTCCAAAGGAATACCAAGTTTATGTAGGGCTATAAGCCTTGTATATAGATTACTTCCGGTATCGCTCACTTTCTTACGCCCTTTAATATGATCTATTGTCATAAATTCGTCTCTATACTCACAACAACATTGACACTTTACCCCATTTGGACAAAGGATCTTTAAAACCGTTTGACGAAGATTAATCTTATGTTGATTTGCTCTCTTATTCCAGCACGTTTTACACCAATGCATAAACCTACCTACATTAGTACGAGCCTTATGAAACTCAGTTTTGGGCTTAGACAGAAGACATTTTCTACAAATTTTTAGTTCCCGAACATGTACGGTCTTCGAGTCATTGATAAGCGACTCTCCATTCTCCATTGTTCTTTTCTCCTTTTTCTCTTAACAGAGTATATAAGACCAGGTTGGGATGAGTCCTTAGGATCACCGTGAATAAGTTGATATACTTTGGCGGCCTTTTCAAATTCCATCAACTCAGAAAAGCCTCTGTACACTGCCGACCATACGAGAACTTCATTCCAATCGCGGGGAAGTAGGATCTGAGTTTGTGTCAAGACATTATCATTAATCGGATGTTGCTTAACCATACGCCACTGCACTTGGTACGCTTTATCGGGAGTAGGGTTAAATCCGATATTCGTAGAATGACGATACCATTCCGTAGGCAGCGAGAGTACGGGAGTAAATCTGTCGGTTTTCTGATAATGACTCGTATCCAGCTTCCGGCGAACTGAGTTTGTTGGAAAGTTAACCCAGATTAGAATATCGTCTACAACGGATACTATGTCACCCGCTGGGGCGAGAAGAGTCTCATCATACTCTTGTTGTTTAGCAGTCAAATTAAAAACAGGCCCAAGTTCCTCCAACTCCACGAAGTCGTCTCTATAATCAGGAGAGCCACTTATCTCCAAAAGCGCGTCACGAAGCCAAATCGCTGCACGAGAGGAGTCGTTGGTACGATTCTCAGTTCGCAAAAGAACTTCGTTAACCAAATCTCCAATGAAAAACTGTATCCCGCTAGGACTCAGAATAGGCATCTAGACCCCCTCTTTCACAACATGCAATTTCTCGCCTATAGCCTTATTAATAACTATTAACTCCGCAGCCAGCTCCGCTTCGTATTTAACATCCCCTTTTGTACCTTTGTGTATTTTCTGAAGCAAAGCGTGTATAATCTCCCGTCGAATAAAAGGTCTTATCCATTCTCTGTATGTATCATATCCAGGAAGAACCCCTCTCGGGTTTCTAATACGTTCGTCTTCATTACAGGCAACTATAGCAATGGCAACTCGCTCTTCTTCTGAATCTGCGTAGATATAGTTCCCATTCATTGTAGTAGAAGAGACCCTTTCCATTAGATTAATTCCTTCTTCTTTTCAGCCAGAGAATGATTAAATCTATTAAAGGATAAACTAACGGAGCTATTGCTAGGCCAATGATGATACACAATAATGATCATATTATAGCCATTATCTATTCATGCTCTCTATCTGACTTCCTTTTAGGCACGTTACGAAGCTGTTGACCGATGCTCTTTATCCGCTCACCATGAACTTTGCTTTGTTCCTCTAGTCGCCCTTCGTAGTACTTTTGTTGATCCCGTAAACGAAACCACTGATAACCGTTGAGCATCAGAAGAGCGCCTACAAACAAGCAAGCGGCCATAACAGCGGCGATGAGCCATGCGCTGGTCATGTTAGTTGCTCAGAATCCACCTGGAAAACTCCATTGCTCCCCAGGTAGACCAGATAACTATTTCAATGGCTAGAGCAAGGCAAGTCCCCATAATTGCACCTTGACATACAGCCAGTTTTAGTTTTTCCATTTGCTTTTTCCTTTAATTGCTATGCGCTGGTCATTGACTATTTCCCGTAACAACTCCAAATAAAACCGTATGTCGAAGCCGCAGTAAGCGGAACTGAGTTATCTGCCCAGTTCCCAACGACGGAAGTTGTTGTTGGTGTTTGTATAACCGGCTCTTGAGCGAGTGCGTTCCACGAGCCGGTACCGTTTTGCAACCCAAAAATGCATACTGGTGGATTTGTGCCATAAGCTCCAGCAATGGTGCTAAAAGTAAGAGTGAAGGTTCCAGACGACCCTGGAGTGGTTCCTGCGGTTATTAGAACTGAGCCTGCCGCATCGGTTGACCCCGCCCCGACAGTGACGGTAGGGCCTGTCCCGAATCCGGTCACGGCAAACGTTGGTGCTGTACCACTTACGGTTTGTCTCCCCCCTAGTTGCGTAGTTGAACCAGTAGCTAAGGGAAAAACAGGAAACACGCCGCTACTAAATGATTGCGCTAATGTAGCAAGCGAACAAGGGAGAGTACCAGTACAATTTCTGTAATCGTTCCCACCAAGGTCATAAAAAGTTGCTCCAGCTGGGCCTGTTACCGCCGCCCCTGCTGCACCAGCGCCGCAACCTTGTATAGAAGAACTCATTGCTTCAACTAATCCACCGGAAGCTATCGTAATCCCGTTACGCGTGCCACCACCGCAACTGCCGTTGAACGGTATGAATTGGCTATCTGTGATGTACGCGCTGGAAGTCCCGTCTACCGTGAGACAGGTGACAATCCCAGCGAAGCATCCTATCCCTATGAAGTTAACAGAAGAACCTGAAGTGACACTGATAATACCAGGGTTCCCACCTTCATCGAATACGCTATTCTCAACTACGACCCCACCCCCAGTCCCGTTACGCGGCCCTCCAGCACTGGCTTGTCCACCGGAACCAACAAATTGAAGCGGTACGATACTAGGATTTGTCGTATTAATATTCCGCAGATGAATGACAGAAGAATTCTGGATTATAATTCCTGGGTCTTGCCCCAAGGTACTCGAACTCGCATTAAGTACTAGTCCATCGATGATAGCATTAGATGATTGAAGTATTGCGATTCTTCCAGAATTATCGGTGTTCCCACAGGAATCTAACTCCACGTTGCGGATCGTAAAGTTTCCACTAGCATTGATTCTAAACGCTTGTGCTACAGGGAGAGCAAAATTGAACGCGCTGCAATCTACAGTAAAGTCGCTAAATGTAAAGCCAAAGTTTTGCGTACTGTTCATCATCCAAGCCACGTTGGAGGATGTCGTGTCAGGACTCATGTAAATTATACAGCCTGATCTACTTGAACCGATGAAACTCACGCCTTGTGATTGAGCCGCACTATTCTGCAAAAAGAATGGCCCATCAACTACGTAACCACCGGGAGGACATATAACTGCTCCTGGGGATGCAAGGTTAGGTCCGAAGACTGGTCTGTTCGAGCGCAGCGCCGCTACTGCTGCTGTTTCAGCGGCGAGCATGGCGGTAGTTTCTTTCTGGGTAAACCAAACACACTTGCTACTGCTACCTGATTGCCCGTTCCCGGTTGCGGGGGCAATGGATATGGAGCTTGCAGACGTGAATGCTGAGATTGTAGAGATTGTCGTTGAGAGTTCGCTAGTTCCAAATTGAGGAGAAACACAGAAAATCTTATGGCCTACATCACTAACAAGCCACGGAGAATTCGTCGCATCCGTAATTGTGCTGCTTGTATTCGTTGTAACAGCGGTTGTGGTACTCTTGGCGTCCCCGATTGCGCCATAGAGAGGGTTCTTGATATTGAACTGGCCGGGCAAGTTCGACCCGGACGTGACGCTCCCTCCTGCTGTCCAAGTAGTACACGCATTTCCCGTAACTGCTGTACATTGACGATTGCCTAAACTTATTAAATTATAATACTGTCCCCCGATACTACAATTTACTTCTGAATCAGCATATGCAACAACCCCAGGTCCGCATGTAATAGAAATCGCAGGCGGTATAACACTGCTAGTAATTGTCTGAGAAGCGCCAGTTATGGTAAGAAATCCAGAAGTAAAGCAAATAAACTGAGTCTGAGCGCATACTGTAACAGTCCATTGAGTTCCTGTCGGGGTGATTAAATTATTATCTGGAACAGGTACGCTAGTAAAAGCCCCAACGGAGCTAAGAGAGCCTGTTACAGGAACAGGAGTATACGGCGCCCCGCTTAGTCGATAAGTTCCGTTAAACTGAGGCTTCGGGATGAAATTAAACGTGTATGTACCATTATTCCACGTCTGCCCACCAGCGTCAGTAATAGTCGCGGTTACGTTAGTGTTCTGAGCATGAACACTAAATATAAATAGCAGAGAAAAAAACGAAACGACGAGTATTTTTCTCAACATTAAAACGGTCCCTCCAATCGTAGATGGATCGCGTATTGCATAGAAGTACCCCCAACCGAGGCGTAGTTTGCGGTAGCGTATTGAATCGCAACGCCTCCTTTCGCGTTAAACGTGTACGAGCCACTAGCTACCGGTGAACTACTACTTGATGGAGGGCCACATCCTACAGCGTTGCATGTGCTTATAGCGGTGAGAGCGAAATTGGTTTCTGTAGCACTAGTATCAGCATCACCGTACGAGAACAGAAGACAGCTAGGGAGGGTGGAGCTAGTAGTAGCAGCTTGAGTTACCACCGTATAACAGGATATTCGATAGAATCCGTTAACACCAGGTGTAAAGAGTGTTGTCCCGCCGATGTTAGCACCCTGTCCGGTTAGATTAACGGACGCGGCTATAGATATTGGAGCTGCCCAAGTACCATCTCCACGCCAAAAGGTAGAACTTGAGGCGCCAGCTCCACTATTAAACGCTCCTATTCTGAAGTTTCCTATAGAATCTAAAAAAGCGTTACCTGCGTAGGTAAGAGAGTCTGAGACATTCTTACCTAGTAAAATATCAGCGGTGTTAGTGTTGTTCCTCCAGTCGATGGTATCAACGCTCGCCATTCTAATAAAACCCGTTAACGCAGGATTGGCGGAGGTGCTACTCAACGAACTAACTATCAAAGCCCCCGATGAGATTATCGGAGCTGTCCATATATATGAGTATGTAGATACCCCGACTCCCCCGACACTCACTACGTAATTCTGACCCGCCGCGGCGAAGAATACATAATTTCCTTTAGCATCAGCATTAGTAGGATTAGGAAGCGGCAGAGTCAAAGCAACATTGGAGAATATACTCGCAGCCCCTGTACATGCAGAACCATCAGGAGGGAGAGTGGTTCCATTACATACTGTTATAACAGCACTTGGAACAATCTTCACCATTCCAGAACCAGCAGATGTGTTTACGGAGACTAAAGCAATATCTCTATGTCCAGCTCCTTGAGCGTAGCTACTCGCAGAGAATAAGCCCAATAAAATACCAATGATAAACAATCTCAATACAGCAGAAGCCACCGTAGCTCTCAGAGTTAACTGCGTCGTTGTCGCGGCTACGCTTCCGGTATAAACATCACAAGCCCGATCTTTTTGCATAACCCAATACCCCACGGGAAGTCTCTGGAGATTGTGATTCACAGTAAAATCAGTATTCGGAGCTACAGGAGCTACTACGTTTATCCAGGATCCTGATATATTATCAGGAATTGTCCCATCTCCGAATCCGATATTCCCATTCAAAACTTGAATAAAGTTCTGGTACACGGTTTTCAACATCTGAACAAAATCATTTAGAGACTTTTGTTCGGGCTTAATAACGGTGAAATTAAGATTTGGAGAGGCTTTCAATCTATTGTTCCCCCACGCTGCTCCCCAGAAACGTCAAACATCGGACAAAATTCAATCACAGCACCGGGCTGACCAGCAGCCACTGAGCAGGTCCACGTAATTCTAAGACCCGTGACATTGAATCCTAAAATAGTGCTTATCGAATCCCCGGTCCCGCTTCCAAGAGTTACTACTTGAGTTTCGGAATAGCCTTTATCATTTGATATAACGATGGTGTACGTTACTGCTCCTTGATCCTGTACCGTAAGACGAAACTTCTTAACAGTATGCTTATGTCTACGATCCTTGAAAATATGTTTCCCAGAGGTTATCGACGCGGCTATCTCGGAGTAATTCGTGAAATCAATATAAGCAATTTGACCGTTGTTATACCCAATAGCAAATCCGTCTAGAGGATTCGCTGCGTTTATAGTAACGGGTGACCAGCTTTGATCTAGAATACGTCCAACAAGATCGATAATACGTATACCAGTATTCTTAAAGAACAAGCCCGCAACAGTTTGAGTTCCGTTGTAACTAAAATCAGTCCAGTTATTCTCATCGAAGTTATAAACCCATGTACGAATGTTCGGGATAATAAGCCAGTAAGCATTGAAAACCTGACCATTAATAGCCTGTGTTACATAAGAATAGGCGTTAAGAGGGTTACCTGAATATAAATCAGCAAAAATCCTCGAACGTGCTCCTATCCTACGCTTGCCATCAAGAGGCATATCCCCGATTGGAATAACTGAGGATTGATTGAAAATATAAACATTGTCTTTGCCTACATACGCAGCGCATTCTACACCGTCTCTATTAAAATGATCTAAAGAACGTGGGACAATGTTGCCGATATTGCTATTTGCGATAGGAGTAAAATAAAACGGGGCTAATCCTATTCCAGTTGGCTGAATCTGAACGATACCCCATTGATGGTGGCGGAACTGATGATGCCGATGCCCGAAACGGGATTGTGGAAGCTGTCCTGCACGTGGCCATTGATTTGCGCGGTGGCGGGCAGCGCGGCGACGGCCAGTCCGGCCGCGAGAGTGCGTGAGAAGCTTCGACGCGTGATCTGCATGAGATGTCTCCTTGACCGGCTCGCTGTTGGCCCGCGGCACGATCGCGTACCTCGCGGAGATCGATTCGAGTGTGCTGAGTTGTGAGGGAGTGAAGATTCCGTATTAACAGGGCCGACCTGAAGGTCGGCCCCTACGCCTGTTACTGCCCGCTGCCCGCTATTCGTCGTAATCCTCCTGAGGCAGCCCCTCGAGCTCTTCCAGGAAGATCAACGCGCGGTGCGACGGGATCTCG